GAGCAGCCAGAGCAGCCAGAGCAGCCAGAGCAGCCAGAGCAGCCAGAGCAGCCAGAGCAGCCAGAAGCTGGCAAGAAAACCAAAAAGTAAGGTGAGTCATGTTAGATCTGAAATTGGTGAAAGAGCATTGCCGCCTAGAGCCTGATTTAAATGCGGATGACAACCTGATCAACGTATTCATCGGCTCGGCGAAAAAGCATGTTGAGAAGTCTACCCGCCGCACACTCTATGCCAGTGAGTCAGACCCTGGCTATGAGGACGATGAAGATCGGCTTTTGCTGGATGATGACGTTCGTACAGCAATGCTGCTCTGTATCGGGCATTGGTATGCCAACCGGGAGGCCGCTGTAGTCGGAGCATCAGCATCCAAACTGCCGTTGGCCGTAGAGTCTCTACTCCAACCTTATCGGATTTACGGGCTATGAAATCATTACGCGCAGGGCAGCTTCGTTTTCGCATCGGGATTTTCCGTCCCGTCACCATTCGCGATGAGCAAACCGGCTCGCCGGTGAAATCCTTCGAGTTTGTCGCGGAGGTCTGGGCGGATGCCGAGCCGATTTCTAACCGCAAAATTCGTACCGGTGAGCAAGGGCAGGTGGTGGAAACCATGCTTTTCACGCTGCGCCCGCGTGATGAAATAACCGTTGATTGGCAAGTGGTTTTCCAAAAGCGAACCTTTACCATCCGCGCCTCTGACCGCTCGCAGTCAGACCGGTTGTTAATTACGGCGGAGGCAGATATTCGTCATGATCGAGTATGAAATCAAAGCGGCGCTGGAGGTATTAACCAGCCTGCCTGCGTACCCGCTATTGTTGCCCGACCCAGAGCAGGAGGGGGTGACATACCAAAAAATCACCGACCCTAAATTTGATACCGGGCTGGCCAGCACTGCGCTGGTGCAGGGGCGCTTTCAGGTTTCGCTGTACGTGATCGACGATTACGCCCGCCTGATTGAACTGGATAAGGCTATTTGCACAGACTGGGAAGCCATTCAGCACGGGCATATTGGCCGCTGGCCGGTTCAGACGGTGATACGCGGCACGATGTTACAAGGTGCCACCACGCTGACCAACAACAGCACCCAATACCGCCTGGTGCGCGATTACGTCATCTGCTATCCGGAGGACGCCGTATGATCGGTATTAATATCACCGGCATGGATGAATTGGCGCGTCAGTTGGAAGCGCTGGGGCGGGATGTCTCCACCAAAATTCTGAGGGATGCAGGCCGTGCCGCCTTGGCTCCAGTGTTAGAAGATATGCAACAGCACGCAGGATATGACGAAACCGCCCCCGGTCCGCATATGCGTGACAGCATTACGATCCGTTCGACCACCCGAGGCCGTGCGCAGGTAACACTGCGTGTTGGTCCAAGCAAAGCGCACCAGATGAAGGCGCTGGCGCAGGAGTTCGGGACGGTGAAACAGGTAGGTGATCCATTCATCCGGCCCGCCCTGGATTACAACAAAACCCAAGTGTTACGCATCCTGGCGGCAGAAATCCGCTACGGCATCGAAAACCGGTAGCGACCGCTGCCACAATCATTAAGAGAGAGACATTATGGCTGATAAAACTTCGCCAGAATACGCCATGCTTCCGGCTGGCACTGTTGTGAAATGGGGCGCGGTCGGCGCTGCAGCCGCTACCATGAAGGCACTGGTTAACTGTAAGGCGGTGGGTGAAATGGGGCAGACCGGCAGTTTTGTTGACTGCACCACCCTGATCGACACTACAAAGCAGTTTATTTCTGATCTGCCGGAAGGTGCGGAGAAGTCGATCGGGTTTATCGATGACCCGTCCAATGAAGATTTTGCGGCATTCCTTACTGCCGCAGACAACCGCGAAACCGTGCAGTTCTATGTTGAGCTGCCGAACGGGCGTACATCAACCTCAATTCTTTCGTTGTCAGGCTGGAAAATGAATGAGATCAACGCGCCAGCGAGTGAAGTCATTCAGATCACGGTGCAAGGCAAGCAGAACAACAACACATGGGGAGCCGTGGCCCCAAAGGTGTGATCAGCGTGACTACCCAGCCGAAAAACGCTGATTTGGCGGTCGGGGGCAATTTGTCCCTGACTGTTGCGGCTACCTCCAGTAACGGCAAGCCCGTTAAATATCAATGGCAAAAGAACGGCACCTACATTAGCGGCGCCACCGCTGCCACCTATACCAAAAATTCTGTTGTGGCGGCTGATGCCGGTACGTACCGCGTAGCACTGTCCGCTGAACGTGCTGACACCCTCAACAGCGCTGAAGCAACCGTAACCGTTAAGTAAGGAACATCAATGACCGAGAAATACGATCTGAAGGCGCTCAAGGCAGTACTGTTGAAATCTGATGACCATGTTCTTGAAGTACCTATGTTTGGCGCTAAAACCTTTATCCGCCGCCTGAAGGCATCCGAGCTGCAGGATAATGAAGATGGCATGAAAGACGCCATCGAGGCCGGAGATATGAATAAGGCTGCACGTCTCAATGTTGAGTTGCTGCTGTCCTGTTTTATGACGCCGGACGGTAAGCGGATCCCGCCGAGTGCGCTGCCCAGCGTGGATGAACTGTTGAAGGCCCACGATAACCCGACCCTGGTTAATGCGATCAGTACCGTTAAACGTCATGCTGTCGGCACGCTGGAAGACGCGGAAAAAAACTAACTGACTCACCCTGGTTGATGCTGATTTTTCAGTTGGCCGATCGCTGGGGTGAGTCAGACCCTCGCAAAATCGCCGCGTTACCGGCGCAAGTTCTGAATCACTGGCGGGCATACTTCAAACTGCAGGGCATTACTGCCGACACTGCGGAAGATGCCCCTGTTCATCAACCCGCTCAGCCTGTGCAAAGTACCCTTGATGCGCAGTGTGCTGACGTTATGCGAGTGCTTGGAAATGGCTGATGTAGCATCGTTGGCGGTCGGGTTGTACCTGAATGACGCCAGTTTTAGAAACAAGCTGGTGGCTGCTTACCGCACCGCTGGCGATCAATCCGGCAAGTTTAACCGCCAAGCCCAGCAGGATGCGAAAAAGACCGACGAGGCTTATCAGCGTGTCGGGCAAACGGTCAGCAGCCTGAAAGGGACGCTGGCGGGTTTGGCTGGCGTCGCAGGGTTAGGATTCTCGCTGGGTAGTATCATCACCACAACGCGGCAGTATGGCCAGGCGCTGTCAGATCTTTCCGCTATCACCGGTGCTACCGGCGCACAGCTGAAACAATTCGATGAAGCCGCGCAGCAGATGGGGCGCACCACCGAGTACAGTGCCAGCCAGGCGGCGGAAGCGTTAAAGCTGATGGCCAGTGCCAAGCCGGAACTGCTGAAAACGGCGGACGGGCTGACTACTGCGACCAACAGTGCGCTGATTTTGGCACAGGCGGCGGGTACCACGTTGCCGGATGCGACAAAGACGTTGGCCCTTTCGCTTAACCAGTTTGGCGCCAGCGCCAGCCAGGCTGACCGCTACATTAACGTTTTGGCCGCTGGGGCTAAGTATGGCTCGTCTGAAATTGCCGATACGGCAGCCGCGATAAAGAATGGTGGTGTGGCAGCGGCGCAGGCCGGGATCGGCTTTGAGCAGTTGAACGCAGCGATCCAGGTATTGGCAGAGCGTGAAATTAAAGGCGGTGAGGCAGGCACCGGGTTGCGTAACGTTATCCTCAACCTTGAAAAAGGCACGGATAAAACGCTCAAACCTTCCGTTGTGGGGCTAAGCACCGCGCTGGAAAACCTGTCGAAGAAGAACCTCTCCACGGCGCAGGCGGTCAAGCTGTTTGGCCTGGAGAATATTAACGCCGCGTCGATTCTGGTGAGTAACCGCAGCAAGCTGGATGACCTGACAAAGTCCCTGACCGGTACCCAGACAGCGCACGAACAGGCCGCGACGCGCGTCAACAACCTGAACGGCGATCTGATGGGGCTGACCAGTGCTTTTGAAGGGTTGATCATCAAAGTCGGGCAAGCCAGCGGCGGCCCATTGCGTACCGGCGTACAGAGTATGACCGAGGCTATTAACGGCCTGGCGGATAACTTCAACATGGTGGCCAGCGTGGCGTTGTATACGCTGATCCCGGTGATGTCCACCAAGCTAACCGCCGGTATCCGTGAAAGCATCGGGGCATGGCGCGATCAGCAAGCCGCTGTTAAATCTGCTGCGCTGGATCAGGCCCGTATGGCACAGAAGACGATTGACAGTGCCAACGCCACCTTGCTGCAAAACAACGCCGAATTCGGCCGCGTTCGTGCGATGGAAAAAACGGCCAAGCAATACGGCCTGAACGTCAGTTATACCGCTGATTATAACCGGTTGATCAGGGAAGAAACCGAGGCGACGCGCGCGGCCACGGTTGGCAAGAATCAACTGGATGCGGCAAATAAACGCCTGTCAGTGTCAGCCCGTGCAGCATCGGTGGCTACCGGGCTTGCCCGTGGCGCATTGGGGTTGATTGGTGGGCCTTTCGGGGCAGCGATGCTGGCTGGTTCTGCAATACTGTATTTCCATGAGCAGAACAAACTAGCTCGACAGTCTGCCTTGAACCTGAAAGATGCCGTTCAGGAAACAACACAGGCGCTTGTGGCGATGTCGTCAAAGCAGCTGGATGTGAAAGCGCTCGATTTGGATGACCAGTACAAAAACCAGGTTACCCAGGTTAACCAGCTGAAAAAGGAAATCATTGACGCAGACAGTCGGCTGAGTAGCCTCAAAGGATTTGACCCTTTCGGACAAGCACAGGGTGTTGAAGGTAACCGTAAGCGAGCGGTTGCAGATCTGGAGAATGCCCAGGCTGGACTAGTAGCACTTACTGATTCTATGGGGCGAGTAAAAGCTGCTCAGGACTATGTTAAATCCGGGTTCAGCGAGATGATGCTGAGTGGTATTGCTGACGCTAACGTGGTTAACAATGCTATTGCGAGAGTGGGTGCTGCAGGTTCGTCGGTTGAAAGCCCTTGGGGTGGTGAAGACCCGGCTAAGGAAGATAAAAAAGGTCAGCAGGCGCTGAAGCAATATCAACAGTTGCGGCAGGAAATTGAGGTTGCTCACTCGACCAGCCTTGCCAAAATTGACCTGGAAGAACGGAACTCGCAAGCCAAGCTGATCGCCACGGCCAAAGCCGCCGGTGCCAGTCAGGCAGATGTGCAACGCGTCATGTCTTTAAACGCAGAGAATTTCCAGCGGCAGCGGTTAGAACTGGCTGAGCAATATGCTCCTGGTCAGGCAACAGTACGCAAGGAGCAGGAAACCAGCAGGGAGCTGAAAGTGTTGTATGACGCACGTTTGCTGACGGAGCGTGATTACCTGGTCGCCCGGCATACCCTGCAGCAGGATATGGCCCGCGAGAGGTTAAAGGCAGAGGCAGATGCCATTGCAGCACCACGGCAGAACATCGCCGGCGACGTAGATCCCTCTGTTCAACTGAGCAACCAACTGGCACAGCAGCAGGCGCAATATCAGGCGTACTACCAGCAAGGGTACATCGACAAGCAGCGTTATGAGCAGTTGATGCAGGCCGCAACACAGGAATCAACCGACGCGCAATATCAGCAGGCAATGAACCTGTATGCCGGGCAGAGCCAGCTCAATAAGTTGCAACTTGGGCTGGTGGACACGATGCGGGAACGCTCCACCAACATGCTGACCGGATTACTTACGGGCACTCAAACCTTCAAAGACAGTATGGTCGGCCTGTTCTCATCTTTAACGCAGTCCATCGTCCAAAGCCTGATTGAGATGGCGGCTCAGGCCCTATTAACCAAAACCATTTTGTCTTCTTTTTTGAGCTTTGGCGGTGGCGCAGCGGGTGCGGGCAACAATCCTGGGGCCGTTCCGATGTTCGCGAATGCCAAAGGCGGCGTTTACTCTTCCCCTTCCCTGAGTGCATACAGTGGTCAGGTGGTAAGTCAACCCACAACGTTTGCGTTTGCCAAAGGGGCTGGCTTGATGGGCGAAGCGGGACCGGAAGCCATCATGCCACTCAAGCGTGGTGCGGATGGTTCGCTGGGCGTCCGAGCAATGGGGGCTCCGCAGCAGACAGCAGCAGCCCCGATTGTGTACATCACCATCGAAGGCGGCGGTAATGTCAGCACGCAGGCAGATCCGGGCTGGGAAGAGTTTGGAAAGCAGATGGGCAACATCGCCGCGCAGGAAAGCCAGAAGGTCATCAACCGGAATCTTAAGCCCGGCCAGCCTATCTGGAAAGCAATCAAGGGGATGTAATGGCCATTCAGATATTTGGTTTCCCAGCGCGGGTTAATGCCGCCGGTGATACCCGTTTCCGCATCCGGAAAGCACAGTTTGGTGATGGTTACATGCAGGTTTCAGGGGATGGGATTAACCCGGTTATCCGCTCATGGGACCTGACCTTTATTGGTAAATATGACTATATCACGCCAATTGTTGCCTTCCTCGAAACTCACCAGGGGGTTAAATCCTTTCAGTGGACCCCGCCAACCAACGTCCCCGGCCTGTACCGTTGCGAAGGCTATAAGTCTGTCGCGATGGGCGGGGAGAATTACACTCTGACGGCCACTTTCACAGAGGCCTTCCACGTTTAATCGGAAATAATCATGCTGAATTCAGACCTGCAGAAGTTGGAGCCGGGCAACCGCATTCGCCTCATTGAAGTGGACGGTACAAAGTTTGGTGCCGATGTTCTGCGTTTTCACTGTGACACGCTGCCCTATACGCCGGAAGAACTGGCTGCTGCTGGCGGTGATGAAACTAAGCTGCCGGCGAAGCCAATTTGGTGGCAAGGAAAGGAATATGGTCCCTGGCCGTTTACCGTTGAGGGGCTGGAAATATCCTCAGACAGCCAGAGCACCGAGCCAAAGCTAACGGTAGCTAACCTTGATGGGTTGATCACTGCGCTTTGCCTCCAGTTTGAGGATATGGCGCAGGCCAAAGTGCTGATCCACGATACGTTGGTTCACTATCTGGATGCTCGTAATTTTCCAGAAGGAAACCCTACAGCTGATCCGGTACAGGAAAAGCTGCAGGTCTTCTACATCGATCGTAAGGCAACGGAAAGCGATGAATCGGTTGAGTTTGAACTGTCGAGTCCGGCAGACCTTCGGGGGCTACGTATCCCGACCCGGCAAATTCATAGCCTATGTACCTGGTGTTCCCGTGGCTGGTACCGAACCGGTAAAGGCTGCGATTATGCCGGTACCCGATATTTTGACGACAAGGGCAATCCGGTTGACGATCCCAGTAAGGACCGTTGCGGCGGCCTGCTGAGTGATTGCCAAAAACGTTTTGGTGATAACGAGCCATTACCGTTCGGTGGGTTCCCCGGCGCGTCATTGATCCGGCAGTAGGGGGGGGATGCATGAAAGAGAAAACCATAGCGGCCATTATGGCGCATGCTGAGGCTGAGTATCCGCGTGAGTGTTGCGGCATTGTGGCGCAGAAATCCCGCGTTGAACGTTACTTTCCTTGCCGTAACCTGGCCGAAAACCCCACTGAACAGTTTCACCTGGCGCCAGAAGACTATGTAACCGCATCGGGGTGGGGCACTGTCACAATGATTGTGCACAGCCACCCGGATGCAACCACACAGCCGAGCGAGCTGGATAAGGCACAATGCGACGCTTTAGAGCTTCCATGGGTGATAGTCAGTTGGCCTGAAGGGGATTTACGCACAGTTTTACCGCGTGGTGATTTGCCGCTAGTGGGTCGTCAGTTTGTTCTGGGCCATACCGACTGCTGGGGGCTGGTCATGAGTTATTTCCGGCAACAGCATGGCGTTGAGCTGCGAGATTACCGTGTTGATTACCCGTGGTGGGAACGCGGCGAAAACCTCTATATGGATAACTGGCTCGAATGCGGTTTTCGTGAGTTCGACGGGCCGCCGTTACCGGGTGATATGGTGATCATGCAGGTATCGGCACCAGTAGCGAACCACGCCGGTATTCTGCTGGAGGATGGCATGTTGCTGCACCATATGTACGGAATGCTCAGTCAGCGGGTCCCCTATGGTGGCTACTGGAAGGAACGAACTGTGAAGGTGCTGCGCCACAAAGAACTGATGTGATGCTATCATTCCACTTTTCAGCTTAAGGAAAAGGGTTATGAAGAAGGTATTCCCTGCATTGGTTTTGTATTTTTTGACTTCTTTTTTTGCTAATGCAATTACGCTGGATGCTTATCTTAGTAAGCATAAGGAAATTGATGAAGAACCAATTCTAAGTGAGTACGTAAGAAAGTGGGCTTGGTTTATGGCATTAATGGATGCTCAGCAAAAATACAACACATCTGATCCAACTAAAATTAATGAATTACTTAGTGCGAAAGGTGATAAATATGGCGCATTGAGTATTCGTAAAATTTCAACTGACTGTAAAAATGGAACCACAGCAGCAGGCGGTATTGAGCTTAATAAGCGAGAGTGTAAAATAGTAATTAATAGTGCAAGTAAGTAGACTTGTGGCCCCATTTATATGGGGCTTTTTATTGGAGGCTATATGTCTTTTATTGATGCTCCACTGAGAACAGTACGATTCCACGGCCCGATGGTGAAATTATTTGGGCGCGAATTTAAGTATCGTGCTCTGACTGTACCAAAAGCAATTGATGCAATGAAGAATCTCCTACCTGGGTTCGAGCGTTATATGCTGGAGGCTCACAAACGCGGACTAACATTTTCCATTTTTGTTGGAAAGCGTAATGTTGGCCAGGATGAACTAGAGCTGACGAAAGGAACGGAAGATATTCATCTTGTACCCGTAGTTATCGGCAGTAAACGCGCCGGCTTATTCCAAACCGTACTGGGGGTGGCACTTGTTGCGGTTGCTATGTATGTGTCTGCGGGGACTGCTGCAGGGGCTATGGGAGCGTTCGGTGCTGGCGGTGCCACTGGCATTGCGGCCATGACCGGCGCATCTTTGGCCCTTGGTGGGATTGTGCAGATGCTTTCACCACAGATGGGGGGCTTGAGAACTCGGCAAGATCAGGACAACAAACCGAGCTATGCCTTTGGCGGCCCGGTTAATACAACAGCGCAGGGTAATCCTGTGGGTGTGCTGTACGGCACACGTGAGATCGGCGGGGCAGTTATATCTGCAGGAATTTACACCGAAGACCAGCAATAAAACCTTTTTGAACAGACAGCCGCAAAAGCGGCTTTTTTTATGGGCAAAATATGGCACAGAAAATTATCCGTGGTCGAAAAGGCGGCGGCGGCGGTGGCCACACGCCTGTTGAGTCTCCAGACAGTGTTCAATCCATCTCCAGAGCCAAAATGCTGTTCTCGCTGGGAGAAGGTGAGTTTGCCGGTCGACTGGATGGCACAAATGTTTATGCTGATGGCACTTCAGTTTTAAACAGTGACGGGACTGAGAACTTTCCCGGTTTTCGCTGGGAATTTCGGCCAGGTACCCAGGCACAAGATTATATCCAGGGCATCCCATCGGTTGAGAATGAGATCGCTATCAGTACCGAATTGAAAAGCGGTACCCCCTGGGTACGAGCAGTGTCAAATCTGCAACTGTCTGCTATTCGCTTGCGCTTCGGTTGGCCGATGCTGCAATCACAGGCTGATAACGGTGATGTAAACGGCTATCGCATTGAGTACGCGATCGATATAGCGACCGATGGCGGCAGCTATCAGGAAGTGTTAACGGCTGCAATCGACGATAAAACTACCTCGCTGTATGAACGTTCACACCGTATCAATTTGCCGAAAGCTAGAACCGGCTGGCAGGTGCGCGTGCGCCGCCTGACGCCGAATGCGAACAGCGCCAGAATTGCTGACCGCATGAATATTGAGGCGTTGACCGAAATTATTGATGCCAAGTTGCGTTATCCGAACACCGCGCTGCTATATGTGGAATTTGACTCCAAGCAATTCCCGAACATACCGAAAATCAGCTGCAAGCCTCGTGGACGTGTGATCCGCGTACCGGATAACTATGACCCAGAAACACGAAGCTATAACGGTGTTTGGACCGGTGGATTCAAGTGGGCCTACAGCGATAATCCAGCCTGGGTGTTCTACGATATTATTTTGGCTGAGCGCTTTGGCCTTGGCGATCGCATCGATTCTTCTCAGGTATCCGAATCCGAGCTGTACCGCATAGCGCAGTATTGCGATCAGCTTGTGCCTGACGGACGGGGTGGCGACGGTACCGAACCGCGTTTCACCTGTAACGTTTACATTCAGTCGCGCGAGGATGCCTGGACCGTCCTGAGCGATTTAGCTGGCATCTTTCGTGGCATGACCTATTGGGGGCGAAACCAAATGGTTGCCCTGGCAGATATGCCGCGTGATATGGATATCACCTACACCCGTGCCAACGTCATTGATGGCAAATTTACCTACTCGTCAGCAAGTGAGCGTACCCGCTATAGCACTGCGATGGTCAGTTGGTCCGATCCCGCCAACCATTATGCCGACGCGATTGAAGCCGTTTTTGATAATGATTTGGTTCGTCGCTATGACGTTAACCAGACGGAGTTAACAGCAATCGGCTGTACCCGCCAAAGTGAGGCCAACCGCCGTGGCCGTTGGGCGTTACTGACAAATAGCAAAGACAGGGCGGTAACGTTTTCTGTCGGTCTGGATGGCATGATCCCCATGCCTGGGCACATTGTTGGCGTTGCGGATCAGATGGTCGCTGGTAGGGTTATCGGTGGCCGCATCAGTAGTGTGGACGGCCGCAAGGTGAAGCTGGATAGAAAGCCAGGTGCCAAAGCGGGTGATCGCCTGATTGTTAATCTGCCATCCGGCAAGGCACAGGCGCGTACCGTGCAGGCTGTGAATGAGTGCGTTGTTACCGTCACGACCGATTACAGCGAAACACCGGTACCGGAATCAGCCTGGTCGATAGATGCGGATGATCTCGCCGTCCAGCTGTATCGCGTCGTGGGTATTGCTGATAACGGTGACAATACTTTCACTATCAACGCGACAGAGCACGATCCAAACAAATATGCCCGGATTGATACGGGGGCGCGTATCGATGATCGCCCCATCTCAATTATTCCTCCGGGCGTCCAGGCACCACCGAAAAATATCACCATAGAAAGCTATTCCTCTGTGAGCCAGGGGATCGCCATCACAACGATGCGAGCAGCATGGGGCTCGGTGGAGAACGCGATAGCGTATGAGGCTGAGTGGCGGAAAGATAACGGTAACTGGGTATCAGTCCCGCGGACATCAGCTTTGGGTTTCGAAGTACCTGGTATTTATGCCGGTCGTTACCTGGTACGCGTGCGGGCCATCAACGCCAGCGATATTTCGTCTGTTTGGGCGACATCGATGGAAACCTATCTGAAGGGGAAAGAAGGCAAGCCGCCGGTGCCGGTGGGGTTCAAGGCCTCTCCGCTACTGTGGGGCATTCAGTTAGATTGGGGATGTCCGTCTGGCGCAGAGGATACGCTGAAAACCGAAATCCACTATGCCGACAACGCTGCCGGCGACAACGCGATGCTGCTCGCCGATATTCCGTATCCGCTCCATACCCACACCATGACCGGGTTGAAGGCGGGGCAGGAGTTTTGGTTCCGTGCACGCCTGCAGGACAGGACCGGGAATATCGGGGACTGGACCGGCTGGATCAAAGGGCAGTCTAACGCGAACGCCGGCGACTATCTCGAGAGTATCGGGGATGGTTTCTTGACGGACAAAGACGGCGACCGGCTGACGGGGGATATTGACACCAATATCGAAGGTATCTTGCAGGACGCTCTGGCCAACAACGCCACGGTAGAGCATCAGTGGGCGCAGTACGGGACGGTGCGTGCAGATATTCTCATTGTGAAGACCACGATCGCAGAAGTTGATCGGGCGCTGGCCGAGATGTCTACCCAGGTGCAGGCGCAAATCGATGATGTTACCGCCGTACTGGAGGACAAGCTGACGGCCACGGTTGACGCTGACGGCGCAACGGCAATCCATACGCTGAAAGCTGGTGTTCGGGTCAATGGTGTCTTCTACAATGCCGGTATGTCGATCGCCGTGCTGGCGGAAACCGGAAAGCCGGTAATCACCCGGATTGGCTTCAACGCCAATCAGTTTGTGCTGATGAGCGGCAGTGGCGATAAACAGTATTCGCCGTTCGCCGTAATCGATGGACAGGTGTTTATCAGCGATGCATTCATTCAGAACGCTTCTATCACGTCTGCAAAAATTGCGGATGCGGCCATTACTAACGGCAAAATCAGCGGGTTTCTTCAGTCTGACGATTTCAATGCTACCAACGGATGGCGTTTTGATAAAAGTGGCGCCGGTGCTGGCCGGATACAAATCAACGGCGGCGACGGCAACGGACGTATGGAGATACGCGGCGATCAGATTAACGTTTATGACGCAGGCGGAAATCTGAGGGTGCGGATGGGGAGGCTTTAATATGGCCTATGGGTTGGTTGTGAATGGTAAGGAGTTGGCCGCAGTGAATAGCCCATCATTGTTAGCTAACGATAAAGAACCCTGGGCCGACGGTAACAGGCAAAAGATATATACTCCCCCGGATTATATCCCGGGGAACCCGGTTTTTATCGTTGGGCAGACTGGCTATATCTTTGGTAGCTCGACCAATCCGCCATTTTACGGAGGGATCACAGGTTGGCGAACCGATGGGAATAGAATCATCGTTGATTTTTCCTCGGCAAACAATCAGGCATTTTTTACCGAGTTCAGCATATATCAGGTTCAAACTCCGCAATCAGTTTCCGGGACTTACGGAATAATGATTCAAAACTCAGTTGACTGGATGAGTATTAACAGTGCGCAGCGGCTTGGTTTTGTTGCGTGGAAAGGGGTAGTGACAATCAACGGGCAATGGACTTTGCCGACTGTTCAAAATGACAACACGAAAGTTGTTTATGTTCGCTGTGATGATCCAAGTGTTTCGGTGTATCACTCAGTAGAATATAACGAATTAACGGTATCGCGTGATAATGGGAGTGGTGAACCTTTCCGAACCACTGCCAGTGTACAAGTGGTAATTATGAATAGTGGGTATTACCCGCCAACACCCAGCGGTTACGGCATGGTGATTAAAAATTCCGCGGGGAATAACACATTTACGAGTGATTGTGAGCCTTTGCTCTGGGATGGTCGTTCAGTCAATGTGGGTTCAAATCCGGATGATTTAGTCAATACGGGTATTGCGAGGCCCATGATACCCCTTGCCGTCAATGCATTTATGCGTGGTAACTCAGAAATGAGTGGCGGTTTTTATAATTATTACAGCTGTGGTTATCGATTTAACGGTTCAGCGGTTCAATTTTGGCGTGCTGATTCCGGCCGGAAAATACAGACCAAATGGAATGTATCAACGCGATGGTATTCGTCACAAATGCCGCTAATGGTTATTAACGCAGACCACTACTTCTAACAACCGGCCATTGAGCCGGTTTTTTTATATCAGAATTTAGGAGGGCATTATGCCTGCAGGCACTCTTACGCTAACGAACAACTCCGCTGTAGTGAAGGGCGCGGGAACGGCGTTCAGCACTGAGCTGAAAGCCGGTGACATGATTGTGAGCGTTGTAGGCGGTGTAACCTATACGCTTCCGGTGAAGACTGTGGATAACGCTGCGCAGGTAACGCTGATTAAGGCCTACGACGGACCAACGCAGGCCGGGGCTGCATGGTATGCCGTCCCGCGTGAAGCATTGAATTCCATCACAGCTCAGCTAGCGGCAGAAACGGCCAAAGCGCTACGTGGCCTGAACTATGACAAAGCCAACTGGCAGCAGGTATTCAGCGGCACCGGTGATGTAACGATAACACTTCCCGACAACAGCACATATACAGGGCCTGCGTGGAATGCGCTGAGTGAGCGCTTGACTAACGTAAACGATAAGTTGGTTGGTAAGGTTGATTTGATAGATGTCCCCTTGGGTATTATCAGCATGTGGCCGCTGGCAACGCCGCCTGACGGATTTAAGATTTGTGATGGCAGCGCATTTGATAAAAGTGTTTATCCAAAATTGGCGAAGATATTTACCAATGGCGTGCTTCCTGATTTTAGGGGCGTGTTCCCGCGCGGGCATGACCGGGGGCGTGGATTAAATCCCAACCAAGCGCTATTGCAATATATCAACGACAAACTCAAACGCCACAAGCACATGCCGAGTGCTGCATTTATCCGCGACGTGGGGGCAGGGACTAACTTTATTGATGATAAACAAATCTTTCCCATAGTAGGTAACCGTTTTGCTTCCGCCAGTTTTTACAATTGGCAAGATTCATTTAATAGCGATTGGTTTTATATGCAATCCACATACAATAACGAGCCTGCAGATGAAACGGCACCAAAAAGTATTGCTGTAAACTTTATTGTTCGAGCTTCGTGAGGTTAATAATGATTAGATTCGATGAGAATGGTTTTGCTTTGGATTCAGGCGTGATATCCGCTTATGTTTGTTCACCTGACACTAGAGAGCTAATCGGGCAGTTGAAGGTTAATGTTCAAATTCATTGCGGCTTACCTGCCAACTCATATATTGATGAACCCCCTAAAGAAAAAGAGGGATGTGCGATTGTTCGCTTGTTGAATGGCTGGGGGTATGTGGCAGACTTTCGCGGTAAGAGTGTTTACGTAAAGGAATCAGGAAGTGAAATTGTTATTGAAACCATCGGTCATCTTGACGATATCTACACCTTGAAAAAACCGGCAACTAAATTTGATAAGTGGGACGGTAATGATTGGGTGACTAACGCTTCTCTTGTGAAAGAAAATGCCATTAATACAGCAAAGGAAAATAAAGAAGAACTGTCGATTAATGCGGAATCTAAAATATCCATGCTATCCAGGGCTGTAAAACTTGGCATTGCCACGAAGGAGGAAAAGGAAAGGCTTAAACAATGGGAAGCCTACAGCGTTTATCTGAGTCGGGTAGAAACATCAAACGCGCCTGATATTGACTGGCCTTCACTTCCTGCTTAGTTATTTTAATGGAGAATAAAATGGTTTTAATTAGCGGTGTATTAAAAGGACCTTATGGCGACGCCCGGACAGGCGTAACAATTACGATGCGATCAATGAAAACATCGTCAACGGTGCTGAATCTGGCAAAATCTCAATCTGTGACGAATGATAGCGGCCAATATTCATTAAACGTGGAGCCTGGTGCGTATGAAGTGATTATCTCTGTCTATGGTGCTCAGCCAGAGCGGGTGGGTACGATAGAGGTTTATACAGACTCTCTTTCTGGCACGCTCAATGATTTCCTGCGCCGCCCCGGTGAAAGTGATGTCACGCCCGAAATTGTTCAAACCGTTGACCGTATGCGTGCGGAGGCGGCAGCGTCAGCGGATAAATCAGCGGCATCTGCAGCTGCTGCAAAGGTTAGCGAGAGCAATGCGGCAGCCACACTGGCTACCGCTGTAAAAGAAAGCTCGCGCGCTGTTGTGATCCCAGCGATTGTTAATACAATCGGCGGCGCCCAAGGGTATCTAAAATTGGCCACGCTTGCAGCGACAACGACTGGGGTTTCCGGTGTGCATTTGCTTATAACGGCTGGCAGGACCTATGGAAACCCTGGGATGGATATAAAACTGGTCCAATTCTCGGCGCGTAATGCTACATCATCAGCACTTGATGCCCGTGGCCTGATGGTTGCTGGTATTGGCCCAGGTGGTTCGGACGTAAGATTTGGAGCGATATACAATTCAGCTATAGTGCGTTGGGAATTGTGGATGGTTGGACCTGCTTACAGCATGCCATCGATAACGGTCCTTGCTAGCAGTTCACCAACTGCAATGTTTGGCATTGATATTGTGAAAGATACGACATGGCAGAAAACAGGCCCTAGTGGACTCACTACAGTTAAAGAAAGCCGGGTCTTTACTGACTATAACGTAACGGTTGATGCAAACGGATTCTTGAAAGCAGCATCACCGATCGCCAGGTTGTCTGGTGCGCCTGAAAAGATGCCAGATGATTACCTGGGCGGCTTCACACTTTCCGGCTGCGTTGCAGTGAACGGTGAAGCCGAAAGGGTATCAGCTGAACGGGTTTCTGTCGGGGTCTACAAAATCACCGGTTCGTTAGGCTTCGCCGAGGAAGGCTGGAACATCGAAGTACCCCAGGACGTTAACGGTAACCGTTTATGCTTTGTGGAAACCAGTACCGGCAAGGATGGCACAATCTATGTGAAGGTCAGCAAACGCCGTTTTGACATCGATACAGCCGCAATTGTCGCCGGTGATCCGATGGATATTCCAGACGGTCGCTGGATTGACTTGCGGCTTGAAATGCCAGCGCTGGAAGTTATTGAAGAGCCAATTCCTGATGATCAAGAACTTTTGACCAATGGGCCGCAAGTTGTCCATGAAGAACCATAAATTAAAAAGCCGGGATGGACACCGGCTATTTAAAAAGCTTGTAATAGTTGTAATACATCGCAGCCTCAACAGCACTACCTTGGGTTTCGAATGGAGTTTCTGATATGAGAGGCCAGCGCCCTTTATGCAGAAAGTAGACCCAGAACTTACCTTCTTCATCTTCACGCAAAGCGAACATGGGAGGGCTGTTGATCGTTGGTGATGGGTAGCGATCGTTTTCAGTCAGAAGGAAAATCTGCCTACCATTTATTTTAAGACTGCCCATCAGATTTCAGTTACAAGCCACTCATCGGCTTCTTCGAACATCTCTTCTAACATCCGATTGAGCTTTTCTCTGTCGCTTTTGTTTGCGTCGGAGTTAAGGCCGTTCGCCTGCATTGGCTTCACTTTCACAACGGCATCGGGGAAAATCCGATGCACCCGCTTAGTCAATTCTGCCTTGATAATCTCCGCTGCATTAGGCAAGCCATTAACATTACGCTGATCAAAAACCAGTTCTACAAACAT